TAAATTAGGGTTAATAGATGCGGCAAAAGCTCTTACTGAAAAAGGATATACTCTTCCTGATTATGTTTTAGCAGGACTTACTCAAGATCAAAAAGATGCTATTGCTTTACAACAACAAGGCATAGGTGGTTTTAAACCTTTTTTAACACAAGCACAGCAAGCAGGAACTGCAGGATTAGGAACTACTCAACAAGCTATTAGTCAACTAAGTCAATTAGGAGGGGCACCTACTCAAACACAACTTGATGCTTACATGAACCCTTTCCAACAATCGGTTATTGATGCCACAATGTCTGAACTTAATAAACAAGGTCAATTAGCTCAATCACAATTAGCGAC